CACAACCGCTACCACAAGGTAAACCTCGAAGCTTACGCACGCCACCGCACGGTTGAGTTTCGCCAGCACGGAGGTTCCACCAATTTCACAAAGATGTCTGCCTGGATACATTTTCTCGCAAAAATGATTACCTTTGCAAAGCAAGGACAGGTAAATACAGGCACAACCCTTCAGAACATACCCTTCCTTACCGAAAGCGAAAAACTTTACCTAAAGATAAGAACAAAGAAATTAGCAGTATGAGAAGACTAAAGATAGAAACAAGAGATGGTCAGCAAAAGCCGACCATCTCACCAAAAGATCTCTTTGGTACTATTATGAACGAAGCAAAAAAACAAAGCCGACTTCCTCATAATTTAGTCCCCGAACACCACCGAGTAGATGCACCACAATTCAAAACCTACCACATTAAAGGAGACAACCACAGAATTGTAGCATACAGCCCCGAGGAGTTTCTCCATCAGCTTCACACAGGCAGCCATTTCGACAGCGAGGGTACAGATGCGGAATATATGCAACGCTTCGCCCTCCGTCTTCAGGAACTCGAAGGCTATCTTGTCAGCACCGACAGCCCTGCTGCATTCCTTGCCGACCTTATTTCCCACGGCTTCGTATCCATAGAACGATAATCACACAGAACAATACCCACAGCACAATACCCATAAAACAATAATGATAGAATAATACCCATAGAATAATATTCATAGAAT